AATTTTTAAGTTTTCTATTCAGCTGACTCCTTGCCGGGCCATGCCCAGGCGGTGGAGTGGGGAGTTACGCGGCGAGGCGCTGGTAAAGCTCGATGATGTCTGCGGCGTTTGCCCTGACCAAGGCCTCTGCTTCGTCCGGACAAACGCTGTTGCCGATCAGCCGGACCTGGTCCGTCTTGTTGATGTCGCGCCATTCCTCGGCGCCGGTGACCGGATCGACAAACAGGCCGCGGTCGATGATGTAATCCTTGTTGAAACCTTGGGCAGCCTTGAGCTCAGGCGGTTGCAGCATGCGCAGGGTGATGTCCACCAGCACATAGCCGCCGACCATCACCATTTCAGCCGGGTCTTTGAAGTGCTCCGGCAGATACTCGTGCATGAAGGCGGCACAGCGGCGTGCGCCTTCAAGTTGCTCAGGTGTCAGCGTGTTCGGAACTTGAATCACCTCAACCAGCGCAACCCGATCTTTCGTCGGAAGCGTGTGCATAGGCTCCGCAAGCGGGACGCCATCGGTATGAGCGCCGTAATACTTCACAAGGTAGGCGTTTACCAAACGCTGGTTGGCGCCGGACTGGCAGATGGTCGAGAGCGGGACTTCTGCGGCCCGGCCATCACCTTTGTAGAACCCGCCGTTCGCCTGTTCGAAAAAGGCAGCGACGATGCCGTGTCGTGCTGCACCGGCCAATACCGTTTGTGTTGGCTCGTCCGGGGAGCTGCCGACAGCGTTCTGTCCGAATGCGGTCATGTGTGCTGCTGCCATCGCGAAGTGGCCGCCCTTGACCTGCGCGACTTGGGTTCGTAGTGGCTCCTGCACATCGAAGTTGCGCTGGGCCGAGCCGTTGGCGCATTCGGTAAGGAACGGCGCTGCAACTGGCTGCACCAGCGCGTGGTGTGTGCCGCCGGCGCTGATGGTCGACAACGCTTCGTCGGTGCCGTGGGTGCTGGTGTGTGAATCCGAGGTACCGCGCATTGGGACAATGAACGGCTTCGAGCTGGTCAACACATGTCGCCAGCAGCCTTTGGCCACTCGGCGCATGGTGTTCTTCGCCATTGGCCGCTCGCGGAAGATGGTGCGGCCCAGATTGCTCCAGTCGATGCATTCGGCGGCGGTTCGCCATGGCAACTGGTTCGCGGTCGGAGCCTTGTGGCGTCTCGGCGCTGGCCAGACAATGGGCTTCCCGTCGCGACGTGCCACCAGATAAAGGCGCTTGCGGATGGTCGGGGTACCGGCGTTGGCCGCGATCCGCTCGCGCCATTCGACGTTGTAGCCCAGGCCCCGTACCAATGCCTCAACGGGAACGAACTCGCCGATGGACTCCAGGATCTCAGCCATGTCGGGGTGATCGGCGGGCAACCCTGTGCTGATTGCGGCAATGAATGCATTGAAGGTGCGGCCGCGCTCAGCCTTGATCGGCTGGCCCTGGTCATCGATTGGACCCCAGTCGCAGAATTCTTCGACGTTCTCCAAGAAGAGCAGGCGAGACCGCGTGATGAACAGCCAGCGAATCACAACCCAAGCCAGTCCGCGAACACTGCGATTGCGCGGCGCGCTGCCTTTGGCCTTGCTGTGATGGCGGCAATCAGGTGACGCCCAGATGATCGCCACTGGCTGCCCGCCGGTAGCTTCGCGCGGGTCCACCTCATACACATCGGCAACATAGTGCGCTGTCTGTGGGTGGTTGGCGCGGTGCACTGCCAGGGCGATGGGGTTGTGGTTTACCGCAACATCCGGCTCCCGGTAGGCCCGGGCAATGCCGGTGCTGGCGCCGCCACCGCCGGCGAACAGGTCCACCACCAGTTCTTTTTCGAACGGCAGGCCCATGCTTGGCTGGCCATGGATGAACTGAGGTAATTTCTGTTGTGCGGACATAGGGGATCCTCGCCATCTGGCGTGTATGAGATACGTGAGTGAAATCAGGCCGCCTGAGATTCTTGCTTTGGCGGCCATTCGGCGAACCCAACCTTCGGCGCTTTCGTCTTCGGGTTGATGACTGGCTTGCCCTTTGCATCGACCAGAACGGCTTTCGTTCTGATCCTCATGTCGCGGCACTTCCCTGACTTTCGAGCCAGCTCGATGAATTGCTCGGCATACTGGGGGGCGTCGAACAATGGGCTGAGTTGCTTCACCTTCGTACCGGCCATGATCTGGTCTGCGCGCACACCGACCTTGTGCATCCACTCATCGATAGTAAGTTCGATGGTCTGGCCGTTTTTCTTCGGATCAGGCCGGGTTGTTTTGACTGTCTTTTTGGCCTCGGCCATGGCGACATCGCGGGTCATACCAAACACTGCAAATGTGCTCATCGGTTATCTCCAGGCAGACGCCTGCCTCGCCGGCTGGCGTGATTCGTTGAAGTGGGGTATTTGTGTTCGGCCCGGCATGGGGCCGGCGAAGGGAGCGGTTGTGACGATCGAAAATGTGATGATTACGCTTGATAGGATCCCAGAAATTAGAGCGGTAGTTGACTCCGGAACTGATTGGACCGTCGTGTTCGGATTTGTTTTGACTATTGTTGCTGTGTTAGCAGGTTCTTTGGTTTCTTTGTCTACGTATAAAAAACTTTAATCAGTCAAGAGAAGTTAGCACGGGCAGTGGCTTTAAAGGATAGTCGTCAAAGTTGGATAAATGAATTGCGCACTACCTGTGCCGACTACGTGGCCGCTATTGGGCTTTTGCAGACACATGCCGAAAGTAAAGAAATACATCAAATCTTTATCGCGAAAATTGATGCTCATGATCAATCGGCAGCTGCAAACTTGGTTGCGTCATGGGCTGAAGAGAATAGGCGATTAATGTTATCTGCTCTTTCTCTTTGCGCAAAAATACAACTTCTATCTAATCCGGATGAATCAGCATTTCAAAATCTCATGACTTCAGTACGTTATGCTCTAGAAAAAGCCAATAGCGTGAATGGTGGTGCGATAAAAGCTTGTGAAGAAATAGTTTTGTTGGCTCAGAAGATTTTAAAAACCGAATGGGAGCGAGCAAAAAGAATGGAATGAAAACACTGATCAGTTGGGTTTTTCTATTTCATCTTCCGGCTCTGGCGGGTCGTCAGCGAGCGACTTCATGCCAGCAGCCCGAATCATGCGCGACACCTTTTCGGTAACAACAAAAGGTGTCGTGACACAGTGGAGCATCTTGGCCTGGGTTTCGAAGTCGGCGGCAATCAGGTTGATCAGCAGCCGCTGGTGAATATCCTGCTGGTTGTTGATGCCGTGGGCGGCCATGACCCGCTTGAGGTCAGGCTTGAACACCCCAGCGACCTCAACCGTAAACTTCTCGACGCCCAATGCAGCGTCCTTTGCTGCTGCCTTCTCGCGCTTCCTGCGCTGCTTCTTGGCTTCCTCCGTCAGTTCCTTTTCCTCGACCATGGCCTGCCTCTTCAATTCCGTGGGCCGGTATATCCAGCCATGTCTGTCGTCGGCGCTGGCGTACCTGGGTGTTGATTCGTTTCATGCTGCGACCTTCACCTGATGCCAAGCACCGGCGGCGTAGAACAGCTTCGCGGCCTGGGCCTCTTCGAGCGAAACCTCGGCAGGGATGGCGATCCAGCCTGACGCGACCATGTGGTTTGGGTTGCAGCTGTTTCGCAGCTCCAGGTAGTAATGCTCGATGGCATCCGTCAGGCGCTCGACCTTGTAGATGCCCTCGGGCGAGATCTCTACCGACTTGATGTACTCGGCGCCGCGCTCATCTCGACACATGGCTCCGATGTAGATCGTCCAGCGGTAGGAGAAATCGAACAGGGCGTTGGCGATCGCCAAGCTCCGGATCTGCCGGCAGCTCTTCCAGTTCGCCATGATCTGGCTGCCGCTGGGGTCGATGTTCACCACCGCGACGTGGTTGGTGCGCAGCAACGCCCGGCAACTGCGTTCAGCGCGGGCGAAACCGTTGTTGGGTTTGCGTTTCGACTTCATAGTAAGCCCGCCATTTTGCGCAGAGCCTTTCGGTCAGCGGCCGATATCGGCTTCGGCCGCCGCTTGAGGACCGTTTCAGGGTCTACCCAGTCCCGCCGCGCAGGCCTAGGCTTCATTCGAACCGCCGGCAACTCTTTGAAGCTGGCGCCGGGCCGCGTCCAGAAGTCGGCCATCGCAGCGGCGATTTCATCCGACTCAGTTTGTTTTTCGCGAACTGCGTTGAGGTTGAGACTGATCATGTTCAGGCTCCTAATCGATGGGCTTGTGCCCGCGCTTTATCCGCTACTTCGTCAACCATCCGGCCAAGCTCTAAATTGAACTGGACCAGCTCTTGATGAAGCATCGCGATGTACTCGTCATCGCGTTTGATGGTCTCGATGTACAGGCGACAGTCTTCATCTTGGCGCGGATCGAACGACAGGAAATCCCACCATTCCCGGCCCGTTACGAACATGCAGCCCTGAACCTGCGGCTTGTGTTCGTCGGGCATTCCTTCGAGCCAGGTGCGGACGTGGACGGCTTCATTGAATGGACACTTAGACTCAATGCCGCCGTCCTCGCCAATTAAGCCGTCCGGCGAGCAGCCCAGCCAGTCGTATTTTGGGTGAACCACAAAGCCCGACTTGATGACGGTATTGCCGGTCAGAATTTCATAAAAGTCGTGACTCGACTGCTCAACCTCGGTCCCCCAGGCCATCGACTTGCTGCTGACCGAATGCTTTGATCGGTTGGCCAGTCGCTCGAAGGCCAGCTCGCGCATGTAAGTGGTGCGGGCCGCGAGCGGCTTGCGCTTTCCGTGCTTGTCACGATCACCCCACGCAATCACATCCTTGAACCTGCTTGCCGTTAGGCGCCCGCTGCGGTCCTGATGCCACTGCTCGGTGCGCTGAAGTTCGACCGAGGCGTTCATTGCTCACCGCCCTGCAGATCGTTGTCGGCATTGGCGACTGAGCCATCGTTGAGGGTGGTGAACTCCGCCTCAATTGTCTGTGCAATCGACTTCAGCTCACCGTGACGTGTCACGCCAATAGCGCCTCGCTGCTGCGGCTTAAGCGCCTTCCACGCCTTCTCGTAACCATCAATGCCCTGCTCTTGAGCAACCTTTTTCAACTGCTCGAACAAGTCTGCGGTTGCGTCGCTTGCGTCCCCTTGAGGAACAGACGCGGCGCCCACGTCTGCCGGCTTCTCGTTGGTGGATCTCGGGGTAACATCTGTTTCAGGAGGCGTATAGCCGTCGTCCAGCTCGTCGCGGGTGTAGACGCCCAAAATCACGTCGGGGCAATACAAGCGAGCCCATTTTTTGAGGGCCAGGTACGCGATCTGCTGCTTAGGATCGTCCGCCCATAGCGTCGAATTCCGGGTTCGCGCCTGAGTCATCAATGTGACCAGTTCGCGGGGAGAGTCCTCACCCACGAACGTAGCCCAGACGCGGACGCCAAGTCCTTTCTCGTCGTTTATGTTCCAGTTTGGGACGCGGTACTTCTTCGGATGCCCGTGGTCATCCGTTTGTTTTTTGCTTTCGATTTCACGGAAGTTGCCAATGATCTTGTCCCAGTCGCCAAACCACTCGTAATGGATTCGATCAAGGGTCGGCGCTCGCGTGGTGATGACCGCATTGACCAACTGTGCTTCATAGCTCGCTGCACTTAATCCAATCGCTCATGGCGACCTCCAGTGTTTGGGGTTAGGCGGTGGCTGGCACGGCATCACGAAAGCGCGATGGGCTCCAGTCGCAAGACTCATCAGTGGGGATATGGCCAAACATCAGCGTGCAACGGCGGCAATGCACGCAGTCGCCGCAGGTCTTGCCCTCGGGCAGATTCATCTGGTCAGCGTTGTCTGCCGACCGTGGAAGTGGCGCTCGTTGCTCGCTCATGACTTGCTCCTGGTTGATCCAACAAAACTCGGCTGCACTCATCCATTCCGCTGGTTGCCGTTGGGCGCGGAGGGGAGTGCATGCGGGTGGTGTTGGGGAAGGGGGATGCAGGCGGGGAGCGCTTCCTCCCGTGCGTCGAGCCTGGCCAGCTATGCCCTCGGACTCGCCTGCGGTACATCGTCGTCTTTTCGGTTGGGCCTACCGGCTTCCCGGTTGATGCGCGGTCACATCGTCGGCCCTGCTGTCCGCTGCCTGTATGGGTGTTGGGCGCAGCCTTCAGGCTTGCTGCGCCACGCGGGTGAATCGGTTACTGGTGCATTGGTGCAAACCCTCCGTGCTGGGTGGTTGATGAATGCAGGGGGGCGGTTATAGGCCGCAGTTTCGTCCGCATCCCAAAGCCCACTCAGCGAATGGGCAGAGGTGATGCATTCCGTGTTGCTGTACATCGCGCTCAGCGACTGGCCTCTCGCGCGGTATCTCTTCTGGCTTTTCGGTACAGGGTTACTCGCCACCCTGGAAGGCATTGGTGTCACTGCGTCGCACTGTGCCGGTGAAGCGCCTCATCTTGGC